TGATTAAAACGCAACCCGTATATAACCCCTTATACCTGAATAAAGATAAGTTCATCACTATCCTTTCAGGAGGTCGAGGCAGCGGCAAGTCGTACAACGCCTCCACCTTCCTTGAACGCTTATCTTTTGAAGCTGGGCATAAGATACTATTTAGCCGTTACACAATGGTATCCGCTCATAGTTCTATCATTCCAGAGTTTGAAGAAAAGATAGAAGCAGAAGGCACTGGGGCGTATTTCAGTATCACCAAAACAACCATCAAAAACACCTTTTCAGGCTCTGAAATACTTTTCAAAGGTATCAAAACCTCATCAGGAAATCAAACGGCTAACCTAAAATCATTACACGGTATTACCACCTTCGTAGGCGATGAAATGGAAGAATGGCTATCAGAGGAAGATTACGAAAAACTAATACTCTCAATCCGTCAGAAAGGCAAACAATTACGTGTAATCCTCATTCTAAACCCCTCCAATGCCGAGCATTTCATTTATAAAAAGTACATTGAAAAAACGCACAAAATAGTCAATATTGACGGCGTAGAAGTGCAACTATCCACCCACCCCGATGTATTGCATATTCATACTACCTACTTTGATAATGCAGAAAACCTCAACGAGCAGTTTTTTAAGCAGATTGAGGAGATAAAAGCCCAAAGCCTCGCACAAGCCACCGATGAGCAAGGCAAATTCAGTCAATCATTGTTCAACAAAACCAAATACGCACAAAAAATCATAGGACGCTGGGCAGATGTATCCGAAGGGGTAATATTTACCGATTGGGAAGAAGGAGAGTTTGATACCTCACTTCCTTATGGTTACGGACAAGATTACGGCTTCAGTATTGACCCTGATACACTCATCAAGGTAGCGGTAGATAAGAGAAGAAAGATTATATACATAGACGAAAAGTACTATAACAACAAGCAGTTATCCTCTGATGGACTATATCAACTCAATAGCAACCTCATTGACCGCCCTGACGACCTTATTGTAGCCGATAGTGCCGAACCTCGCCTTATTGCCGACCTAAGAGACAAAGGGCTAAACATAGAGCCTTGCGAAAAGGGAGCAGGAAGCGTATCGGCTGGGATTACTACTATGCTCAATTACAAGTTAGTGGTAACGCCTCACAGCTTCAATGTGAAGAAAGAGCTGAAAAATTACGCTTGGAACGATAAAAAAGCAGGTATCCCCATAGATAACTACAACCACGCCATAGATGCCATTCGCTATATCACTATGAAGCTGCTAAGTGGCACTAATAACAACCTATATCAACTCGCATCAATGATTTAAACCTATATCAATATGAACGAAAAACCTACTACACAAGAAGATTTTAAACAAGGCATTACCACCATAGACATCGAGCCTTACAAAAAACAGTACGATGTGAAAGAGCACGCCATTTTTCAAGACAAACACAAATATCCTGACCAGTCTATTTTGATACCAATCACAGATGAAGATGGTAATCCTATGTTAGATGCTAACGGAAAGGAACGTTTTAGAAAAAGTCATCGCGCTCTCAATCGTGTAGGATTGCCTTACCAAAAGCGTATTGTAGATATTGCCACAATGTTCCAAACAGCTATACCCTACAAGTACACCGCTGAAGAAAGCCCTCTTTTCACCGCCTTTCAAGAAGTTATCAAGTCAAATAAAATGAGTTTTTCAGATAGCAAAATATGTACAGAGGTAAAACGTTATACGCAAGTAGCTGAATTATGGTATTTAGAAGAGCAACCTAATGAAAAATATGGCGTAAAATCCGACTTTTTGTTGTACCACAAAATACTATCTCCTGAAATATACACCCTATACCCACGATTTGACGATAATAACAACCTCATATCATTTGGAATTGGAAGTAAAAGTAAGGACGGTAAAAAAGAAATATTTCAAGCCTTCACCGCTGAATTTATATACACTTTCACTACTAAAAACGGACAAACCACTACCAAAGTAGAACCAAACATCATCGGCAAAATACCAGTAGTATTATATCAGCAAGAAAAACCCGAATGGGATGCTGTACAGCATCTTATTGAGATAGCCGAAGTACAACGTACCTACTTCTCTGAAAGTAACAGAAAATTTGGTGAACCTATTCTAATGATAGCAGGCAAAGTCGAAGGGAAAATGTCAAGTAACAACACGGGCGGTAAAGTCTTTGAAGTAAAAGATGGTGGAAACGTGCAATTCGTCGTACCTCCTAATGCTAATGAGAGTTTCGACAAAGAAATGAGTATGAACCGCCGTGATATACACGAGTTCTCACACACCCCCGACCTTTCTGATGAGTTCTACGCTGGCAAAGGCAATATGCTTTCAGGAGTAGGGCGTAAACTCGCATGGCTACCTGCTCACCTCAAGGTAAAAGATAATGAAGCTATATTCATACCAGCCCTACAAAGGCGTATCAATATCATTTTAGCCTTCCTTTCAAAGATGTATTTACCCTTTGAAAAAGAACTGAAAGATATAGACATCACCCCTATCATTACCCCATTTGATATTGACGATGATACCGAAATGATACGTACCCTTATGGAAGCTAATGGAGGCAAGCCCCTTATATCACAGCGTGAAGCAATGCAGCGTTTCGGCATTACCGACCCTGAAGCCCAACTACAGCAAATCAAAGACGAGGAGAATAACAACCTCAATGAAGCAAGTATCTAATGAATTATGATGAGCAACATAGAAAACACCTAATGGCATACCTACAGCAAGTAGAACAATTGTTTTACCAGCTTGTAGGTACAGCCGTATTTATAGCCCTCAAAACCGATTATAAAGAACTCATCACAAGTACATTATTTGCCTTTGCAGCCACCAAGAAAGGAAAAGCCTTTGATAAGGAATTAGCTAATTTCAGCAACCAATTAGACCAAATCATCAAAGACGGTATCACCAATGAATGGGCATTTGCTAACCTCAAGCAGAATAAATTACTAAGAGAAGGACTAACCAAGTATCAGAACTTAGAAGCCCTCGAAGCCTTCAAAGTACGAAAGATTAAAGATTTTAGCGTATCAGATAGAGTATGGGATATTGCTAAAAAAGCCCAAACCGAAATAGAACTCGCCCTATCCGTATCCTTACAAGAAGGCAAAAGTGCCGTACAACTAAGTCGTGAAGTGCGCAACCTACTAAACAATCCTACTGCCCTATTCCGAAGGGTCAGAGACCAGTATGGCAATCTTGTATTAAGCAAGAACGCTCAAAACTATCACCCAGGGCAAGGAGTGTACCGAAGTGCCTATAAAAACGCTTTGCGCCTTACCAGCAACGAAATCAATGTAGCCTATAAGTCCGCCGATTGGTTGCACATACAGCAAAACCCCGATATTGTAGGCTTCGAGGTACGACTATCACCACAGCACAAAGTCTATGATATGTGCGATGAGCTGAAAGGAAAATACCCCAAAACATTCCACTTTCACGGCTGGCACGTAGGCTGCAAGTGTCATATCATCACCCTGCTAAAAACCGATGAAGAGATTATCAAGGAACTAAAAGCCGATGAAACCCTACCCCCTGAAAGTTCATCTAATTACGTAGCCGAAGTCCCCAACAACTACAAGCAATGGGTAGCTGATAATAAAGACCGCTTCAAGAATTGGAAAACAAAGCCCTATTTTATTGAGGCTAATAAAGGTTTAGTAACGAGTAATTTAATAAAAGAACAAGAGCTGCAAAAACTCAATACCCCCTACAAAAAAATATATGAGGGTAAGAACAAGGCAATAGTACAAGTAAGTCCTTATGCCGATAAGAAAGACTTAGAAAAGAACATAGCAACCGCTAAAATTATAGCCAATGAGTTAGGAAAGAATGTAAATATCCGTCCACACTTAGATAGCAATATAGTGCAAATCAAAAACCCTGAATATGAAATAAACGGACTTGTAGCCGATAGAAAAGAAGCGAGTTCATATACCAGCATTAAAAGCCATTTAGATAAGGTAAAGAAACAAATAAATGGAGCTAATTCACAAAAAGGAAGCATCGTATTTGATATAACCAACTTTGAAGATTGGAAATCTCAGGATATTACCAAAAACCTAAAAGGAAAAATAATGAGCTTTAAAAATAACAATTGGTTAGAAGAAATATACTTTGTGCATCAAAATAAAGCAATAACATTTACAAAAGAAGAACTACTAACAAACTACTTAGAAGTAATCAAAAAACTAAATACCCTAAAATAAGCAAAGCCTTAACAATCATTGCGCTGATTATTAAGGCTCTACTCTGGTAGCGAATTGACAGTCTTATAACCCTCGCTTCGCGGCAAAAGTTCTTAATGCCCTTTTGCACCGCAAAGATACAACAATATTTCTAAATAACAACAAAAATATGAAAATAAATAACATCGACATACAAAACACCTACCACACCTACTTGTTAGATACCAACTACAAAGACCTTCTTTGCTACCCTCCACTTAAAAAGCTACCATCCAATGATTGGGCAGAATATTATGGCAAAGAGTACGACACCAGCACCCCCGTACTCGATACCCATCAGTACACCCTCACCTTCATCAGCAAGGCAACCCATTACACCTCATTCATAACATTCCTAACCGCTCAAACCTATAACGATTTTCATTTTGAAGAGTTAGGCAAAACCTTTCGCCTCCGCTTTGTGTCCGCTCAAAAAGCCAAAACCGAACAAGGCTACATCACTACTGATATTACCCTCGCCAATGATACGCCCCTACAAGGCTACACCTACACCG